TCTTAACACACCGTTTTCGTAACTTACAATTGCTGCTAAATCATCTTTAGGAGTTTTTAATATCCCGTAATAATCAGCAGGTCTTACAACTATACCAGTAACATCATAGTTAGCTTCTTCTTGTTTGCTAATTTCGTTTACTAACATTTCAACTTTAGTCTTACCTGTAATGATTTCAGAAGATGCTGTTGCAGATGCTGCCAATACGGTATTGAATGCAGCGTTTTCAGACTTAAAGTAATCTCTACGTAATAAGTCAGGAATTGCAGATGCAATGTAAGATAGGTTATTTCTCATTTTCTTAGAGTAACGAGCAAAACCAGCAATAAAGTCAGTCGTTATATCAACAGTAGAGAAATCGTAATCAATAGCGTTTTTAGAACTACCTTCTGTTTGCGCTCCAATAGAGCCCTCAGACCCTGTTTCTCTAGTAAAGGTATAAGTACCTCCATCAATGTTTACCGAACCTACTAAGTCAGCAACGTTTAATTTCTGCGAAGGAAATGCAACGATATCATAGTTGTAACTTCTCGGCTCATCACCTGTCAAGTTACCAGTTGTCATATCACCAACAGCCTTAACACTTACTTTACTTTCATTAATGTTCTTAATAGAATTTGCATTCTCTAAAATAGCTGCTTTAATATTGTCTACATATTTAGCTTCACTTTTTACTTTAGACTGTAACTTTACGTCTAACTTGTCAGCGTGTTCTTGGATCGATTTTAATTCAGCACCTAAAGTATCTTTTACTTCTTTTACAGCTAACTCAATAGCTTCTTTATGCTTTAATTCAAATGCATCAATCGCACCTTTTACTTCATTTTTTGATTTGCCTTCTAGTTTTTCAGCTAAATCTTTTAATTGCACTTCTAAATCCATCTTTTATAATGATTTGATAAAATTCGTTAATATTTCGTTTGTATTGTCTAATATAATCGGCTCATCTTTTAAAGTGATATCTAATATCGGCTCATCAGAAAGTGATTTTAGTAATGTTTCAATTTGTTTCAGCCTAGTATCTGAGTAGTCCAAATTGTAAGACTTTTCTATTAATTCAAGTAAACCATAAGTTGACTTTATACTTTTTATATCCTCTACCATACTCATTTCATTTGCTGCCCAACTAGACAAGAAAGAGTACTCAAATAATTTATATTCTTTAATTATAGCTTTATTAGTTGCATCTCTCATTTTTACGTTATAGCCAATAGATAATTCAGCATTTAAGCCGTTATCTTTCATTAACTGAATATCAGTAAACATATCTCTAGAAACTTCTTTCTTAAGGTTAAACTGAGTAGTGGTGAGTAAGCCATAGTTATCTTTTGCATCAATTTCCAAAGGCACACCTAAACTAATTGTAGGTATGTGGTCTTTTAATACGCGAATACGTCTGTAATTCTCGCTTACTGTTTTAGTAAATGAACCCTTTGCGCTAATATCGCCATCACTATCTTTAAAGTCGTATGTGTTAGCGTATGCCTTCACTACACCCTTGGCTTCGTCAAAATCTTTGATATCAATAGATACCTGTTTAAATCCTATTCTATCCATAATTACCACAAATATAGATATTATTTATTATAACCTTGATAATAATAGTATTTATTTATAGTACGTAATTTAAACCCTCATTATTTTACCGTCTTTATCACGTCTAACTAACTGAGCGTTTACGCATCTGCAATTAATTACGTTACCTCCACTTGTTTTAGTTCCGTTTACGTTTGTTGGCGCACCGGCAAACATAATTAACTCACCACCTACATTAAATGGTTTGTCTAAAGAAACACGTGTTCCATTCATACTAAAGTGGTCAAACTTACTGTCTGGCGGTCGTCTTGTTCGGTTGTCTTGTGCAGATATCCATATCTTATCCATTAAAACACCACTAACAGAACTAGCAACAGTCGCAGCGTAATTCGATGCAGTTGTTGTTTCTGTCCTTGCAATTCTTAACGATTGCCATCTATAAAAGTTACGGCTGTTTATTATTTTAGTTAAATCAGTAGCAATTATAGGTATTGTTTTACCGTCCGTAATTCCCTTAGCAATTAGTTCATTTATATAAGATATATAATTTTGCCTTACGCTCACTATTCTTTGCCCCCCAAATTGATTAAGCCAATTAATAAGGGTATTTTGAAACTCATTTAAGAAAGAAGTAATAGTAAAGTTTTTTTCGTTTATTTGCTTGTTTATTTCAGCACCAACCCTTTTACCATGATTACCACCTATTTCTGTATATACTTTTAAATACGCATTAAACACGTCTTTTCGTTCAATATAAAAAGAAGTAAACACCTCGTAGTTTTCTAGGTCCATAGTTTCAAAAGGTATCTTTCTTGCTATGGCTTTAAACTCATTTTGAAATATTATACGTGCTTTATTTTCATATTTAGAATGTAACTTTAACCAGGTGCTTCTATATGCCTTCATCATTGCCTATTGTTGGTAAATCATCTAACGACTGCGCTAAGGTTAATATATCGCTCTGAACAGTAAATTCATTCATGTTAATGTCATCACTAATCACAAACTTACTAGCTATTCGAGCCTCGTTACGTGTTATAATTCCCTTGTCTATATAAGTGCTTATCCAACCAGCCATCATAGCCATATCAACTTGCATTTCTGGTAATTCGTTAATATCAAATTCCCAAACAGTATTTTGATAGTTTTTATATTTAGGTAGTATTTGAGTATTTATCGCTTGTTCTAATAACTTTAGGTCTGGCATTATTTTATTCGTAATACCTTTACGCATTGCAATACCAAAGTTATCATATTTCGATCCGTCATCATTACCCATCATTTTATCATCCCAGCCTAAAGAATTACATATCATCTTCATATCGTATCTAAGATAGTCAAATGGCTTTAATTCATCAGCTGTTAAGCTCATTCTAGTAAATCCTAACTCTCCACTTGTTGCTAATATGTTTGACATTCTACGTGTATCAGAATCCATTTCTAAAACTCTTTCTTTTATTGCCTTAGCTTGATCATCTAATAAACCACCTCCTTTAGAGTGAATAAATCCAAATGCACCACCATTTTTAAGCGTCTTAACGTTTAGCCCTAACGCTTCATTAGAACTTTCAATATTCTTTAAAGACGCTCTTAAAGGCGATACACCGTATAAATGCTCACCTACCTCGTCAAATGAAGGGTTAGCGTATTTTATATGAATTACTTTATCTTCTTCAAACCTTATATCCTGCTGCCCCATTGTCAATGTGTAATGGCTTACAGGGCTTTCTATATCTAAGGTATCTGCATTACTTTTAACATGTATTTCCATTAATTGAGAAGGTAACAAGTACCAGGCTATAGGCACGCCTGCATTTTGCCCCTCACTAGGTGAAAGCAAGTAAATGTAAGCATTTCCTGTTGTACACATGAACGTTTCGTATAAAGACACAAACTCATTCCAATTCTGTAAAGGATTTGGCTTTTCTAAAGGGATATCTAAATAATCCTCTTTAAATGCTTTACTTTCTAGTAATATGCGTTTAATCTGTTGCTGAGGTGTAGGATTGTAATTAACCGCTTTAATTAAGTTATCCCTTTTTTGTTTTTCTTGCTTATTATCAATCTTCTTAATGTAAAAAGGTATTGATGAAGCCTTAATAGATATTTGATTGACCACCGAATAAACGATTGGGTTAATCTTATAGCCTTTTTCAATGTATGTAATCGCTTTATCATCATACGATGCCGTAGACATGCCGAATAAATGTAAAAAAGCCTTATTGTATTTATTTACCTTATCGCTATTAAAAGTGAAAGGATTACGTAAAGTTAAACCCATTTGTATAGTTAGAATTTATATAAATGTCAAAGTTAATAAATAAAATCTATAATAACCATTTAATAAATACCAAATGTTCGTTTAAGTCCTAAAGACATCATTTCGTGATATCTTATAGCATCGATTGCGTGGTTATAATTATCTATTGGTTTATTGTTTGTATCGCCGTTTTTATCCTTTGACCAAATGTATTTTTGGAACTCATTAATAACGTTTTTAGATTTAGAAGTTATTAAATACTCCTGTGTCTGCATCGTTTGAATACCGTATATAATAGAATCAGCACCTTTAGTAACAGGCAATATGTTTACGCCTGTTCTACGTATTTCTTCTATTGACTTAGGTTCAGCACTATCTGCGTATATAAAAGTGTTTTTAGGCAATAGCTTAGCAATATCCCCGTTAAGCATCCCAGTTCTATAAGCAACCTCATTTAATATTCGTTTATCATTGTATTTATACACCTCTACTATTGCGGTAGGGTCATTAGTATATCCAAAGTCTAAACCTATACCGATTAATCTCGCATCGCTTGGAACATTGTGTATAATTGACCAATTGTCAAATATAACGCCGTCTAAATTACCTGTTAATCCTAAGCCATAAACACGCCATTTATTACTCCAATATTTATTTTTTATATTACCATCTGTAAACAGACTTTCTGTTGGTAGATCAGTATTAAAGAAGCCCTTTTGCTTATAGTCTAAGATACTCTTAACCTCGCTATTTGCTAAGTATTCGTTATCCTCAAAAGTTAGTGTAATAAAGTTGTTTTCATTTATGTAATCATCGCCCCAAAACAAGCTGTCTGGGTTATAATCTATAATAGTTAATCCTGCCCTAGATATAAATTGAACAGCCGTATCAACGTCCATTTTATCAGCCTCATTAATATAAAGAATATCACGTCTAAATCCTTTACCAACATCATTTACATCAGCACCTAAGAAATCTAAATAAGACCCATTAAAGTACTCATGCTTGCTTTCTGACTTATTAAAGTCATGCTCATTCTCTAATACTCCCCAATCTTTACATATCTTTTTGTAATCACGTATAACTGTTCGTTTCATCTTGCTTAACTCAGATGACAAGATAGTTGCCTCTTTAGTTGAAGAACATAAAGACTGTATTAACAACTCTATTATACTAACTGTTTTAGACGCACCTTGACCACCTCTGATAACAAACACGTTCTCATTGGGGTTTGACTTAATAAGGTCTAATATCTTGTAATATGCCTTAGTATATTTATACTTATTTTCGCTCACCTATATCAGGTAAATTAGGTAT